AGGTCGCGCTCCAGCCGCGTCGCATCCCGGGCGATCGCGTTCGACGCGCGCTCGAGCTGCACCAGGTTCCGGATGATCCGGCCGATGGGGTCGCTAGGCACGCGGCCCCCGTGTCAGTCGCCTTCCGTCTCCGCGTCGGGGAGCTCCCAGGCCTCGGAATCCGCATCCTCCCCGAAGAGCAGAAGCGCCGCCGTACAGCGAGCCTCGTACCTGGCGATGCCCTCGGGGACGCCCTCCCGGAGTAGCGCCTCGACAAGCGCCACGTAGGCGCGGGCGAACTCGCGTGCGGTCTCGGGATCGACCGGGGGCATGGACGGCATGCCCCAAGATACTCCGGCCGGCCGCGCTCCGCACGGACATCAGGCGGCCGGCGCCATCGCGTCGTCCTCCACGGGCTCCGGAGCTTCGGCGCCCTGCGCGGCCTGAGCGAGAGCGGGCGGAAGCGCTTGGAGCGAGCGGGCGTCGTCGGCCTCGATGCGCTCGCGCTCCTCGTCGTGGTCGAAGCCTTCCCAGAGCAGCCCGCCACGCTCTGCGATGTCCCACAGCGTGTCGAGCGATAGGTTGCCGGCCGCGACCGACGCGTTGAGCTCGCGGAACATCTGCGGCGAGATCAGCTGGCGCTCGAAATCGCGGGACAGCGTGACCATGCCCGCCGTGGGCTCGCCCAAGACGAGCGCGTGCAGGTCCAGGCACTCGTTGGCCGCGTCCTCCAGGCTCTTGGCGAACACGCTGATCCAAGCGTCCGACTCGGCTTTGTCGATCAGCTCCGACGTCGCCGTGTCCGGCTGGACACCCTCCGAGCGCGCGAGCATGGAGAGCCCCATCGCGGCCATGCGGCCCTCGATCTCCCGGAGCTCGTCCTTCGTGGCCTCGAGGCCGTAGCCGTGCGACTCGAGCATGCCGGCCTGAGCGTTCGGGTCGTTCAGCAGCATCATGCCATCCGCGGCCCACTTCACTATGGGCGCGCCGTCCTGGTCGGTCACGCCTTCGCCGAAGCAGTACGGCACCGCGAGCGACGCAAACGTGATGGACTTCTGGCGGTCGCTTCGGACCCGGTAGTGCTCGATCTGCTCGTACGCTAGATCGAGCAGCGGTGGGGTCGAGCGGAAGATCCCGTCACGTTCGGCGTAGACGGCGATGACCGGGATCCGGGTGATCCGCGGGTCGAGCGCGTAGGCCTGGATCCGCACCCAGCGATCGCGTGTGTTGTTCGAGCCCGCAGCCGCGTCGGCCTCATGCTTCCGGAACTCCCAGACTTCGCCCTGCACGGTGGCTCCGATCGCCTGGCGCATTTCGCGGAGCACGCGGATTCGCTGGCGGGCCACCTCGCCGAACTCACCGTCCGGCTCGCTGTGGCCCTCGCGGTAGACGAACAGCGTGAGCACTGGGCGCCCGGCCCGCATCTCGTACCGCCAGTTGATCGCCTGCGCCTTCTTGATGTTGATCCAGTAGGGGCGCACCCCTAGCGAGCGCTCCTCGCCTCGGTTCCGTACGTCCGGCCGGCGGGGTGGCGCCTCGACTTGTACCCACGTGTGGCCGTCCAGCAACGCCTCGTCCGCCACGGCCCGCCAGAACACCGGAAACGCGCGGCCCTGGAGGTCGATGTCGTCCAAGTGGCCGTTCGTGTCCGCGTCGCCCTGAACCTCGACCGGCATGGTGTCGGAGTAGGTTGGCGCCCGGCGGAAGATCATGCCGTTGAGCCCGCTCTTGGTTTTCTTCAGCGCGTTGTACGCGAGCGCCTGAGCCAGCCGCACGTCGTACTTCTTCGGCTGCTCCATCGGCTGACGGGGCAGCATTTCCTCTCGGGTGGCCCGCATCGCCTTGGTCCCACCGTGCACCGTGCGCACGAGCTCGACGTCGGGCTTCTGCTCGCGGTACGACGCGCACTCGTACGCAGGCGAGTCGCTCGCGTTTTCCGCGTCCGTGAACACCGTCCGGTGCTCGGTCTCCTGCTTGGCCTGCACGAGCGTCGAGGAGTATGGCATGGGTCAGCCCCAGGGGGATTCGATGTAGAGGGCGCGGGTGGGCGCCGGGACCTGTACGGCGTACCGCGTCTCGTCGCCAACGTGGTCCTCCGCGTCGGTATCCACGTCGTCCGGATCCTTGGACGAGCGCGGCAGCGTCGGGATCGTGCGGATGAACTGGCGGCAGGTCTCGACGACCCAGAGGCCGGGCCCTTCGGGGTAGGGTTTGCTCGACTCGGCCAGCATGTCGCGGATCTTGGACCAGCCGCGCTTACGTGAGCCGGGCCCTTTCTCGGCCGGCTTGAACGTGATCCCGGAACGTGCCAAGGCGTCTGCGGGCGAGGTCTCGCCGGGCCGCTCGTCGAAGATCGAGGAATCGGCCGGACCGCCGAACACGCGTCCGTGGACGCCCATGTCCTTCTCGCGTGCCTTGGCCTGGCGTCCGATCTCCGACGCCGCCATCCGGAGCCCGACGTTCGGCGTCTTGCCGTCCCAGCCGTACCACTCGGCCCACCGGACCAGGGACCCAGCCGGAGGGCAGAAGCTCGAGCCGTCCGGCATCCGCGCCGCTTCCCCATTCGCGCGCAGCCACCAGCCCAGCGAGAACGGCTTGGTCTCGCCGTGGTCGTACGCCCGGAACAGCGTCCAGTGGGGGGGTGGAGCGAACGGAGGAAGCATGTGCGCGGCGGGCCTCCACACGTCGTCGAACATCCCGCCGCTGACGATGTCCCAGTCGTCGTGCAGCCACGCTTTCGCCTGCTCGGGGTTCTCAGCCGCCGACGCGATCAGCGCGGGGTAATCCGCCTGCGCAGACATGAGCGTGCGGTTCTCCGAGTAGTGACCGTGCAGGCACACCGTCCTGAGGTCGCCTGAGGCCTCGACCTGCACCCCAAACTCCTCGGCGATCGCCCGCACGTCGCTACGCTCCGCCTGGAACGGCACGCCGGCCGGGGCCGGGTCGATGAAGTACGCCTTGACCGCGTTGTGTCCCGGGCCGTAGGGGTTGCACGTCGCCCGGTACTTCCGGGGGATGCCCGGCCGGGATGAGCGATTGCACGACTTCATCACGTGGTAGCAGGCGAGCGATGGCCAGGCCGTGAGCTCTTCCCAGCCGATCCACGGGTACTCGTGACCGTGGTAGTCCCAGTACTGGTCCGGCGACTTGAAGGCCCGGAAGAGCAACTCCTCGCCGGCCGGGAAGACCCACTTGAGATCGCCAGCCGACTTGAGGAACCGAGCGCCCGGGAAGATCCGGCGGAACCACTTCGTGCTCTTCTTGATGACCTCGTCGAGCGGCTTGTACTCGTGGCGGAAGAGCACCCCCCGCCAGTCCGCGCCCCACCCTTGGCCGACGTGGCGGGCGAAGTCCATGAGCAGCGCGTCGGTCTTGCCGGGGCCACGGGTCCCCGTGTAGAGGCACTCCCAGATCGGGCAAGTCAGGAAGAGCGCCTGCGAGCCCGGATGCGGCTTCCATACGACGCGAGGCTCAGCGCTTGCCGTTGCCGTTCGCATGCCCGGCGGGGCCGCCGTTCTTTCCGCCCCCGCTCACGGCCTGCTGGCGGCGGGCCATCTGCTCCCAGAGCTCCAGGTCCTCGTCCGTGCTCGGGAGCATGAGCACACCCGTCCCCTTGATCTCTCCCGAGTGCTCAATGTTCTGGCGGTCCCGCCAGTCGGCCGGGCGGCGATTCTTCAGCCAGAAGATGCAGGCCGTGGTGTCGGGCGGGTAGCGCTCGACGTACGGCACGACGTGCTCCGCCCCTGTCTTGGCGTCCGCCACAATCTTGACCGCATCGTGCTCCCACCCGAGCGCCCGCTGGTACAGCCGGTTCGCGACATTCGCGTCGGCTCGTTCCTTCCCGTTTTTTCGGGCCTCCGAAAACGCCTTGTGCTCGCCGAGCCACTTGAACACCGTCGAGACCGTGACCTCAAAGAACCCGGCGATGTCCTCGTCGGTCGCCCCGAGCAGGCAGAGCTTGTAGACCTCCGTGGCGTACTCGGCCCGGTACTTGGTGGGTCGGCCGGGCTTGCGCTTGGGCTTCTCGCTCATGCCCGTGATTCTACGCGCCGCGCTTGCGTTTGTCCATGATCGGGGTCTGGCTACTCGGATTCTGGGCGAGGCGGCAGCAGGGCTTCGATGCGGGCTGCGATGGCGTAAAGCTGAGGCCACGGGATGCCGTGGTGCTCTAGGCCGTCGGCCGCGTGGCGAAGCGCGTCCACGTCGTCGTGGCCGAAACCGAACAGCTGCTCGTGCAGGCAGAGGGCGGCGAGGGCGTGGCGTTTGGCGACACCACCGACGCCTGACGACGAGTAGACGCGGAAGGTGGCGTCCTCGTCATTGCCCAGGATGCCCGTTTGGGCCGTGACCTCGTCGCGCTCGTTTTCCGCAACGTGCAAGTACCTCTCGGTCTGCCAGTGCCGCCACTCCTCGGCCGTCAGCGCAGGACGGATCTCGTTGTTCATGGCGTCCCGTCTCCTCGGGTCGTG